TCGTCAAAGGAATCGCTACCAAAAGCGTCATACAACCCAGGGACATCATGAGGGCTGAACAAAGTAATAGATAGGTTCTGGATAAATCGCTCATAAAATAACTTACTTAATTGAATACTGTAGTCTAATTTTCTTACTCGGTTGTCTTCTGTTCCTTTGTTGTTTTTGAGGACGAGGATGTCTTCGATTTCCTGATGCCAGATAGGAAAGTGGACAGTAGCTGACCCTCCTCTGATGCCGTTTTGAGTACAGCATCTGACAGTTGACTCAAGTTTTTTAAGGAAGGGGACCACACCTGTGTGTTGAACTTCTCCACCCCTGATTTTACTGTTGATGCCCCTGATGCGACCTGCGTTGATACCAATACCTGCCCTCTGAGCGACATATTTGCCAATAGCCATATCGCCACTAAAGATACTATCGAGGGTGTCATCAAGATCAACCAGAACACAACTTGCAAATTGGCGAATGGGGGTTCTAACTCCCGCCATGATGGGGGTTGGGATGTTGATTTTGTGTTTGCTGATTGCGTCATAATACTTTTTGATGTACTCCAGTCTATAAAATTTGTCGTCATCTTGGAAGAGTGTAACTGCAATCATCATGTACATGAACTGAGGAGTTTCAAACACCTCACCAGTACTTCTATCTTGCACCAAATACTTGTCAGTTACTTGACGAATACCTGCATAGGTAAACAGAAAATCTCTGTCATGATCTATGTATCCGTGTAATTTTTCCCACTCCTCATCACTGAATTTGTTGAGAACTTCTTTGTCATATACACCTTTGTTAATACAATTTTGTACATGATCTTTAAGGATAGGATACTTGTCAGGATGTCCATTATATACAGACTTCCTCAAACCAAACAAGAGAAGTCTAGCAGCAACGAACTGATAGTTAGGATTCTCTAGAGTGATTAGATCATTGGCAGAACGAATAAGGATCTCTTGAATATCCTTAGTCTCAATTCCATCAAAGAATTGGAGACCACTGTTGATTTCTACTGCTGACTCAGACACACCTGCTAATCCTTCGCAAGCATGTTCAACCATTTTGTGAACTTTCTCAAGGTTAAGAGTGGTCTTCTCACCATCTCTCTTAACAACTTTGATTTCTGTACTGGGTGTCATACTTTCTTCCACTCTGTAAATTTGATTTGTGCCTCTATGTTTTGGTAGGTGTTTGATTCTACCAGAGAATTAACGTCATGTCCAGCCATGACCATATCATTTATATCTTTTTGTTGTATATCATTTGGCCAGATCACTACCTTTTCTCCTCTATCGATTGACTTGGATATTCTGTTGACGATTTCTCTGTTACGAGGTTCGTTATCATAAACCCAAATATAATCGCTCCAATTATACGACCTAGGATCAACGTCAGACCCAGCCATCGCAATGGAATTATCCAAGAAGGTCGAATCAAACGGTCCTTCAGTGATGTAGATTGGTTTTGTTTCATCAATGTTATCTAATCCGAAGATCTTAGGTCTGTTCTCATCTAACATCACCGTGATATATCTCATCTTATCATGTGGGTTTAAAGATCTTCCTTGAAAACCAAACCACTTTTTCTCTGCATCAATAAAAGGAATAATAATTCTAGAGTGGTCCTTTTTAATGCCAGAGAAAGTAGGTTTCTGAGTGTTAACCCATGTACAGAACTGGTCTGTAAAATAGAATAAGGACGGATTTATCTTCCGTCCTACGATGTACTTATATGCTTGATGTTCTATATTTAGATCAGAAACTTTTGTAAGTTCTCCTTGTTTTTTAAATACAGGTTTTTTAAATTTTGGTTTAGGAACATAAGATCCTTTACCTGTTGTGCCACTCTTATATCTCTCCATAATATACTCATCATGGAGGTCTGGTGCCTGATCTTTTAAGAAGTTTGGTAACGTCCTACCAACTCCACAGTTATGGCATTTGTATACCATATCTGCTTTCAGACGAAAAAAATACCCCCGTGCCTTGTTCCTATGTTTCTGTGAATCACCACAGTAGGGACAACGGAAGTTGTATAGGTCTGCTTTCTTCTTAGTAAACTTGTCCAGTCTACCAGATAGAAGCATTACGTAATGTGCATCAACAAATTCAGACAATACGATGGACGTTTACTACATCCATAGTAACAGGTGGAGGTGAGTCTGTCAAGTTTTTTAGGACCGCTTGTCCGATTGGACTAACGATGAAAGATATAACACTAAGAGCACCAAAAATAGTCCACATCTTCTTCTCCATGATCTGAAGACGGTCATCAACCTTACGGATATCTCTTTCACAACCTTTCTTAATCTCCTCTGCTCTACGGTTTACTTCACGGTGAACTGACTCCACCTTCTCAAACAATACAGCATCTATTCTATCCTGCTTGTCAAGTTTTTCATTATGGACAGCAAGTAACTCACCCATCTTAGTTGAGTTATCAGATAATTTATCTACTACCTTTTCCAGTCGTTCTAATATTGCTGCGTTTATCTCTGACATCACTTATCGACAGTTGCCTGTGCTCCACCCACTCTTTGCTTTTTCATAAGAGATGCAGTTTTCTTTTGCAACTCCTTTCTAATTTGAACAATCTTATCGTTTGCTTTAGACTTCTCAAGACCAATCTGTTGACGAGTCATCTGCTGTTTCATTGATTGATCAGCTTGCTCTTTAACATTTCTCAAATGATTTTGTCTTTTATTCATAAAGAACTTACCAGCATCACCAGGCAAAATTCTTTCAATAGTAATATCTCCACGGTATCTGTAGTTAATAAGCAAACGTAACTTCTGTCTTAGTTCTGCTGGATTACTAGCATATACTACAGTAGATCCTATTTCTGGAAGAGAAACTTTATATTGAAATAGATGTGACTTAGGTGCAAGTTTGTTTACTGCAGTCACACTCTCCTTTACCTTTTTCTTACCGTCAGATAACTTATTACCTGGTGCTACCAATTTCTTTAAATCCTTACGCTTTGCTCTCATACGCATGACAGGATCGAATCCAGCATTAGGTCCAGTCGCAGTAGCACTGCCACTAAACCCTCCTGTTCCTGCTGACATCATTTCTTCGTTCATTAGAGTTGCTCCAGTTCTTCTTCTAAGTCAGGATCCACCTCTAAAGATGGCATCATTCCTATAGGATATTTATTCAAATAAAGTAGTAGAGTTTTTATTAGACTCCAATACTCCCTCTCCATTTTAAAAAAGAGTAGGGGTGTTGCTGCTTCACCAAAAACATTATAAAGTATGATTAAATGATTGATAATAAGATGAGTTCTTAAAGAACCCCCTCGAACATAACGCTTCAAGAGTCTTTTTAGATACTTGAAGCGTTTCATATCCTCATCAAAATCCTCCCTCGTCATAGAGGAAGGATTCTCATAATGCTTAATGGCGAACAGAATGTAATTGGATTCATTCAGTTCGTCAATTAACATGTATTATTCTATTCAGAAACTGTTAGTGTAACTGCTGTTAAACCACTGAGTACCAGTGATGCTGCTGTTGAACCGTCTGCTGTGTCAGTAATTGTACCACTGTTAAGTGTTACGTTTGCTCCACCTAATGTTAATACATCATTCTCAGCAACAGTTTGTGATGCTACTGTGAAACGCTTCCTGTTTGCAGTTGAACCAGTTGCAGTATAGGTAAGAGTGTGAGGTCCACGACCACTACCTGTACCTTGGTTACCATTAGCGATTACAACTTGAGGTGATCCAGCAACTGTTACCTTCTCATCCCATGTAACCTCAGCAGTAATTGTCCTACTACCAGCTGCAATAGAAGATTGTACGATACGAATCTTAGTTACAGTAGGTGCAGCAAGAGTTGTCGATAGACCACCAATGCAAGCAAGAACTTCTGGTTGTGCGTTAACATTATCACTACCACTTGAGGCAGTACCAGGTGCTACAACCCAACCTCTTGTGTCAGCATAGACTGTTGCCTTGTTATAATCTGAATTCTCGTCTTCTGGCAGCCATTTGGGCTTGTTAGTGGCACCAGCAGCGGTTTTTCCCCATAATGGCATGGTAAATTATCTCCGAAAATATTCTGTATGAGTATTTATATAATTAACTTTCTAGTAGTGCCTTCTGAAGTGCAACTACAAGTTCGTCATCTACTTTATTTCCTGTCTTAGCTGCTGCTTTCTTCAACAACTTAATTAGAAAATCTTTAATTACAGAGTCAAGATCCTCAGGAATATTATCAACTGCTTTGTTAATAATACTGATCGCAATGGGCATTAAAAAATTAATCATTATTTTGTACCGAAATAGGTACTCTATATAGCACCTTTATGTACCTAGACCTTTACCTTTCTTATAGTTATCTTCTCCACCATACCTTGCCATAGTGTCAGCATATGATTGAGTAGATTTAAACCCTGCCTTCTTTGCTTTAGCAGCGTATGCTTTCTTATCGTCTGCTCTCTTCTTATACTTTCCAGTACCTTCAGTAGACTTAGCACCCTTAACCTTTTTCTTTTGCTGAGTTCTTCCAGCAATAGAACCCTTACCATGCTCCTTTTCTATCTTTGCTATCACTGCTTGCATAACAGGAGATGGTTTTTTAGTACCACCCTTGTCGTAACCTTTCTCTTTCTTGAGACGAGTTGCTTCTTGGAAATAATTATTAAAGGTCAAGATCGAATTTTCAGTGCTCTCTTCTGTGCTTTCTTCTGAAACTTCTTCTTGACTGTCATAGGATTCCAAGTGCGGGTTTTTCATTTGCGGACCTTTCATAAGTTCCTTTCTCGCCTTCTCGTTATTTTTCAGGCGTTTCTTAAAGTCGGTCTCTAAGTATGTATCATCTTTCTTCTTTGCTTCTGATACTGAATTGCAATTACAATCATCTCCACACTTGTCATGAGATTCGTGAGTATCACATTCACAATCACAAGAAGATTTCTCCATCACATCCTTAAGATTAGGATTGATCTTGACTTTAGTTTTTTTCTCGTTAAGTGCTTTAAAGCTTAGCATTTTCCTTCTCCTTTTCAAGAATGACATTTTCTATTTCTTCAATAGAGAATAGATTAGACTCATAAAGATGTGCAATCTCATCATAGGATTCTCCCATACGAGTAGCAAGTTTGTTTGATCCCTTTGATACTGCACGTGCAGTCTTACCAACTGCTTTCTTTAGACCACGCTTAATTGCACCGCCAATTCTCCTGAGTAAACCTGGACCTTTCTTTTTCTTCTCACCATCATCAGTGTCACCAGTAACTTCAGGTCTGCTAGTAGTAGTGCTTGCATTATCACTAGTAGTAGTGCGAGACTTTGCTACTGCTTTCTGCTTTTCTTTAGCAGCAGAGAACTCACCAGCAACTTTACCAGCAGTCTGTACTACTTTCTTTCCTGCTGCTTTAACACCTTTCTTAACTAGAGAACCTGCCTTCTTAGCAGCAGACTTAAGTCTCTCCATACGAGAAGGAGATTTCTTCTTAGACAATAATCTCTTACGTGCCTCTGCTCCTGCGTCTCTTTCAGGTGCTTTCTTAGGTGCTTGTACAGCAACATTAGGCATTGCGGAATGCTTTGATGGTGCTTCTGTTAATACTTCAGTCTCTTCCAAGTGCTCACAAATTTCAATAAGATCTTGATCGTCTTCTGATATCTCATGAATAGACTCTATCATTAAATCGATGAGTTCTTCATCAGACATTGCATCAATCTCTTCTCCTAGTTGAGCAATTTCTTCAAACTCCTCATCAGAGAAAGCAAATGCTTCCTTAATCTTTTTTACCTCTGTTGTTTCAACCTCTTCCTTTTGATTTTTCTTCTTCTCTTCCTTCTCCCTCTTGGAGATCTTACCATCTACATCACTTTTTTCGTACCACTTTCCATCACCATCGTCATCCTGCCAACGCTCTTTCTTATCATCCTTTTTATTCTTCTCTAATATTTCCCGATACGCATCGGTCATGTCTGGTAGAGGTGATCTATTGGTGTCTAACATTTTATGATGAAGTCTTGTCCCTTTTATTTAGCTTGCGAATGAATTCACCTGGAGTTAATTTTCTAACATAATCGTCAAGTTGATCTGTACCAACCTCACCAGCAGGTTTCCAATTAAAATACTTAATGTCATTTATTTCTACTAAGTCTTTCAACCAAGAACGATAGATACCATCACGCTCATCGATAGAGATGACATAATTGCTACCACGACTAACAACTTTAGAAACTATCCCTGTGTTATCATTCTCTACAAGAGCTCCTACAGGATATAATCCTTTGTCATAATATGCTTCACGCAAACCCCTTGGATCTAATTTAGGTGCGATCTCATACAAATAATATGATGCTTCAGCAAAATCGTCACCAAATTCTTCTACTTGCATTGCTTGACGTAAAGTTGTGTATAACTTTTCCGTACCATCTTTACCTAAACTTTTTGACATTCCCTTTCTAAAGGAATCAAAATCATCTTCTGCTGCTGCCTTACGAAGTTTAGATGCAGACATACCTTCCACACCTTCACCATCTGGATCTCTTGCTCCCGCAGAAACTACATTGATCTCATCAAATGTGTATATATCTCCATTATATTTCTGTGCAAGACTATTAAACTCACTAACTCTATCACCACCAACTACTAAATTTACTGAACTATATCCTTCACCATCAAGAGTAGTAAGAACATCAAAGATAGTTCTCATCTCTTCATTGT